ATAGATTGATACATTGGGTGCAATACCGTTGCCAGAATTGTCTGAGTTAGTATCTTCCTCAATCAACACTGGTGTTTCATTTTGGAAGGTATAATCTACTCCGTTTTCTCCCTTGGCAGAAAACGTAGTGAATGCAGGCAAATAAGTGCCGGATACATAAGTCGTGTTATATTTTACATTTACAGTCGCAAATGATGCCTTCTTTGATGTTGGTGTGTATCCAAGATGCTTTGCGAGAGAGACAACAGAGTCTCGCATGACTGCACTATCCAAGAACATTTCATTCGCAACCATGTTTGCGTAGAAACCCATGTAGTGGGTATTGTATGAAAGCACGTCAAGAAGAACTGATAATCCAGATCCCTCGAAGTCATAATCTTTGAATACGTTCTGAGACTTCAAATACGTCTTAAGAGATTCTTTGATATCCAGAAAGTCTAATTCTGTTAATTCAAGATTTCTATCGTTGGTTGCCATTATCGTAATCTCTCCAGTGCAAGATTCAAGGTTTCGATTCTGTCGTCGTTGGCCAACCTAAAGGTTATAGTACAAAGCATATTTTGCGTTTCTGCTACTATTGCCACAGTAACATCTTGTACTACTGCTCTGGGTTCAAAATCTTGAATGACTTGTTTTATTCTGTCTTTTGTTTCGATGACCGCAAATGGTCCTGCTAATTCAAATAGTTGATCTGTTATTCCACCGAAGATTCCCGGTTGAAATGGTCTTTCGTATTTGTTTGTGAGAACTAAATTTCGTATTGATCTTTTTACTGCTTCGTAATTAGTTTTACGCGGAACATCTCCTGTAATGGGGTTCCGAGTAAACGAAAGATCTAGATCTGAAAATTTGTATTTTTTATCTCTCATATGTCTATTTATCTGCCTGAAGTGTAAGATGTGTAGAAATCTTACGAACTGACTCGTCGATTATATTCTCAACAACTCTCTCATCAATAGCATCTACTTTATCGGTTGCACACCACTGGAACATGACAAAACCAGTGATGAGTCCGTGGTGCTTCAATGGTTGTACAGAGAATGCCAGAACATTGTGTAACTCTAGAAAGTTCTTACAATACGAACTTTCATCTTCTTCACGCCAATCCCTATCCAGATAAACTACGGACGGTGTGTCTTTCTTTATCTGCCGAAGCAAAGAAACGCACATGGAGATTAGGATGTTTTGAAGTTTCTCACCACAACTAGAAATACCATAACGAAGCGACTCATGTGAGGTAGACATTTTTTTCACACCAGAACCGTCGAGAAAATATTCCCCGTTGTGGAACTGAATAATCATTGCCCTTGCGGCATCTACTTTCGTTCGTGCCTCCGTGAGTGCTTCATGTACTTCGCTGTGCATATCCCATAGTTGATCGTTTGCCCGGCGGTTTGTTTTGCCGGTTAGTAATCTTTTGAGTGTCTGCTTTAACGTCCATGTTATACCCATACCGATCAGAGCAATCACGATTCCAAGTTCAACATAAAAACCGAGATCAACTGATTTTAATAAGTCCATATGTACAACAATCCTTAACTTATATTATTTTGAGATGTAGTAGTATTTATACATCCGGCACATCGTGTTTTATACTTTAGTCGTCAAAATCGATTCTAATTACGATATTAGAGAGTATGCCACTTCCGGGACGGAACTCGCCATTCTGATCCATGAATGATGCCTGCATGTCTTCATGCAGGTGTAGGAAGAAATCATTCTTACCACCGGCCTGATCTTCGAATGGTATTTCTAGATGGATTGATTCATTGAACGGAGTTACAGCATGTATTCCCTTATCACAGTTATCTGGGAAACCCATGTTTCCGTTGGTTGAAGACAACATTGTCAGCGCCATGTGCCAACCAAAATCGATCGAGGGTCGCCCTGGAATCAATGAACATCCAGCGATACCAGGTCCATTTTGTCCTCGAACATAAGGACTAGATCCGTCTTCGGGTGGAGTTCCGGCCGGATCAAGACGCAAATCTCCAAATATGTGGATTGTTCCGCTGCCCTGTATGAATTGTCCGTTTGGGTTTCCAAAGACTCGACCGGGCATCAATCCCTCATTGAAAACAGGTGAGGTGAATGCGTCCGGATTGTCGAAGAGATCTTCTGTTATGAACACATGTGAGTGATCCATAGTAGGATTGGCACCATCTTCTGTACCCCAACCATTCATCATACCACCGGGAAGTTTTTCTAGATCCGGGTAATTTGTTATTGTTATACTTCGTTCGGTGGACTGACTTTGTTCCTCTGCCAGATCTAAATCTTTGCCCGGAGTCATGGTGAATGAAAATGATATTGGTACATTTGCAGTCCAATTTTTCACGGTATCATTCAAATGTACACGCAGTGCATCATCTGTAGTCTTTCCTGCCGTTGTTTTTGTGTGATAACCAGAAGGTGCCGGGACAGACCAACCAACAGGAAGATCATTTTGATCTCGTCCACCATTGCAATACGTTAACAGATCATCAACATCTCCGAATTTACCAAGTTGTGGTTGATCTATTAATGTTTGTTCGCTGGGAGGCCAAAAGAAATTACCATTTTGTGTTGGAGTTTGTCCTGTCTGTGGATATAAAGGATCGGTCCCTGGTCCAGAAACGAGTCTATCAATGTAATCCACTTTGTTCGAACTGAAAGATATTTCAGTTCCTAGTGGATTAAAATGTCTATGTCCTATTGTTACTTTATCTCCGGAAATGAAAACTTCTCTTTTCCAAGAACCATTTTTATCCGTCTCAAAAAGATCTCCATATGAAGTATTACGAATTGGGATATTACCATCGCCATTATATCTGTTTGTATTTTTTCTGGCCTGGTCGTTCTGAACATATTGAGAATCGCCACTATAATACCCACGACCCATGATTGTTATTGGTAACGTCATATAGATGTCATCCCACACAACTGTTCTCTTAGGAACTATTGTAACTGTACATTCAACATTATCCTCAGTAAAAACATACCGTCTTTCGATATATCCTATTCCCCCTTGCTGTGCTACTTCATCGAAAGTGGGGTTTGTTGAAGAATTCCATGCTAAAAGTGATGGTTGTGTTAAGAAATTTCTATTGAAGTGTTGTTTGTGTATGAATGTTCCGATCAAATCACCAGAACCTTCAATCCACTGTGCAGTTGCATTATCTGAACCGGGTTCTGCCCAAGCATAACCACATCCATCTGCATCTATTGCATCATTCCACACTTGACCTAGATTTGGATCGGTGATATCGGTATCTCGTTTGTACCGTTTCATATAAATTTGATTAGAACCCAACCATCCTTTTCGACGGCCACACAAAACAGATCCATTTTCCGGTGTTGTGAAGAGACTAAATCCACCACCAGCAGATGCAGTCAATGCCCACATATACTCTGGATCGTGATCATTGTTTCTGCGGTTGTTCCAATCTGTATTTTGGTTAGCCAGATTCCAACCATCAGCATGAATATGACAGTAATACTTATTTGTCTTTACAGATATCGAACCGATGTCCTGTCGTGTTTCTGGATTTGGTGCAACATTTTTCTGATTTGTATAAACAGTAGAATCATTATTCCAATATCGCCGGAACGTCGGCCATAATTTTACAAATGGAGTTTCGGAGTGGGCAGGTAAAGGTTCGGGTAGTTCATCAGAAATATTTTCTGGGGAAATTCCTGAAATGGCGTATGATGCACCTTGGGAAAATGACAATGTATCATCATCTTTATCGAACCATTGCATTCCCGCTGCTCTCGGGACTGCTATTGTAGAAGATGGATTAGTTCCAGTTCCATCTAATCCAACCAAAGCACCTCCATTGGTTGTAAATGGTTCTCTGAATCTAGTCGGAGAATATGGGTTATCATTCGATGGTAACATTTTTTCTTGAACCCATATTCTCTTTTCATCAAATGAAGTTCCGTCGCCCGCGTTCACATCAAGATCGAACGAGACACCATATGGATCTGGAATATTGTTTTGCCACTTGCGGTATATGTCATTCCAATTCTCATAGTTTCTTCCAGTGACCCACGCAACCAAAGTCTGACATGCGTTCATCTCTGGTATCTCTATTGTGTCACCATACGCGGAACCAATGAACTCCAAAAATCGCCGGGGTGAAGTTCCCCATTGTGCGCCATCAACTCTTGAATTAAAGTCGTGGGATCCATTAAGAGAACCATCTGGTTCGATAACTATTGTGTGGTTCCAATAATCAGTAAGATCGTTTATCTGACTTTCAAGATCACGAAGAGATAATTCAGTTATACCAAGAACATCTGAACCTTCATTATTTTCTATAATGGTATCTCGTCTTCTTAGTAAATATCCTCGAACCTCAGTCAAAGAATAGATTGCAAATGCACAGTAAATATTATCGTATCCACCGGACTCTTGCCAGGTTGGATGATTGTGGTTGTATCGATTGTCTGATATCTTTATGTTTCGTAACATTAAGTAATCTATCGAACTATCGTTAAAACATGCGGATGCCTTGGCCATAGCAATCCATGCATGTACCCATTGATTATGAGCAGAACATATGAGATATCCCGCATATCGTTCGAGGTGATGCATGATACCAGTTTTTATAATCTCTTTAACTCGAACCGCATCTTCACCAACAAAGATATCATCCTCTGTTGTGCCAATATCTGCCCATACATCCAAAAGAGGAATGATTGTATTTGTAGTGAATGCGATTGCTCCGCCTCTGTAATCATCATTCCAGTAGACGCTATCACCATTTTGATCGAATGTCATCAACTGGTGTATTAGTGCAAGCACAACTCTGTTGCGAATTCCTACATTCTTGTATAACGGATTAGCATCTCGAAGGAAACCAAGTCCAAGATCTTCTCGACCCTCGCCGAGTGAGTACATTCTTGTTAAGTGTCTAGCGAGATTAGATGAAACAAGTAATCTTGGGAACTCCTGATCTTTCCAGTATGAGTAGATGTTTCCTGAAGAATCATGAAGATATCTAAACACACTAGAGTATGGGTTTCCTAGTTGATTTGGATCAGTTCCACCTTCCTCCTTGATTTCTTCATGTGTATTTTTATGCCAATTCCAAAATGTTCCAAACCACGGAGAAGTTGGATCCATGTTTTGTTCATATATGTGACATGGTAAAAATTCAAACAGTCCCGCCTTTACTACAGCGTTACTGAGTCTGTTTATCTTGTCCTCGCCCCAATACTTTGTATTTTCCCATTCGATTACCCCGGCGTCGGGGTTGAAATTATCGGTAATATCTTGAAGAATATTGCTGCGTATAGATTCCTGCATCGCTCCTGCATAGTCCCAGTCATCACCTTCCGGATCTATGCCTGGTCTACCAATCCAATAAGGATCATCTTGTGTGTTTACTAGACCCTGATCAAGAACATTCAACTTGTAGGATCGTCTTGCCTGTTGTAAAAACGACCATGCTGTCTTCTGGTTAGAATTTAAGAAGGTGATTCTCTTTGAGTCCCACGGGTAGACCTCCAGTTCTTCGTCCCAGATATAACTGATACCATTGTTCAGTCGTATTGCAGTATTTCTATCAGAGCAAAGAATTAAGGGAACATCAGTCGCACCTTGTCTATTATAATTTGTTGGTAAGTTGTAGTCACTCGTTACTTCATTCACATTTTCTGTTGCTTCGTGTGTTTCCAGTAACAGACCGTGTGCATGATCTGCATCTGATGTATCTCCATCATCAAGATTAATCCAATCTATCCTGTACACTTGCCTAAACAGTGAAGGATCGTTCTTGAGATATTCTGGTCCAGAAATAGAATAGTCGAGATTCAATGATGGGGTATTATTTACTTCATGTATTTTCCATGAACGTCTTCTATCTCCGTCTGGTTCTGTCTCCCGTTCCATCGTAATTTCTTTTAAAAGGACATCATCACCACCGACCACATCTTTAAATATCTTCACGTTAAATCCAGCAGAACCGTCAGAGAACCCTCTTCCCTGAATCCATTGTTTGAGTCCTGCATTGGGATCGGTATCATCAATGATTCCCGGTGGCAAAGAACAGAAATAAACAGATCCACTTTTTGCAAAAACATCATTCAACAGGCATAGATCGGTAAATCCCATGTCACCTTTCCACCCGTATGGTAAAGGTGGATCTAAACTTAGATCCACCGAAGACATTCTACCTTCGCTGTTTATCGTTGTGTATGATGTGATTATTCTTATTTGATACACACCACCAGTTTCAGACGCAGGAACAGAAATTGAAATTATACCCGGTTCGTTCGCGTCTGGATAAATTAATTCGTGATTAGGATAAATCAATGGGCCACTATCGGTTGCGTTTGGAGCAGACGCACCATGAAACACATTCGGATCCTTATAGTCTACACTCTCAAAGTATTCTTTGTATAGGATTTTCCCATCAGGGTCTAAAACTTCAACATTAAATGAAGGTGCAGTGTTCCACCAGTTTGGTTCAAATGTTAGGGCAGCATCAAAGGCATATCCACTTTCATTGTCAACGAAGAATGAATAACCATATGAAGGTATAGAATGTCGTGTTTCTGTTCTTTCTGCCATACTCTATTTATCCTTGTTCTACTAATTCTATTTCGTTCATGAGAGTGTCTAATTTACCTTCGAACAGATCTAGTTCCCCACTCAAGGCGTGCCAAACTATGAAGTTATCTGCATAGTCTCGTAGATTATTAACCTCGATGGCATTAAGTTCGACTGCCGACTCGTTCACATGAGGACCGCCTTCGTATTCAAACGCTATGATTGGAATAACAGGTTTCACTTCACCGTGTAACTCAAACAAAGCATCGCACGCTTCTTTTACCATATCTGTCCGAACACCATCGACTGTTCTTGTATGAACCGACGATTCTCTGTCATTTCGGTGGTATAGAGTAGGACACAAGTAATCTACTGCATCGTATAAACTTTGACCATTCCATTCAACTTGTGAACAGAATTTTTGGATATCCAGAGATCGTTCTTGTTCTCCGGGGATCGCTGCTCTCTGTGCATCTGAGAATCTCCAGATTCCTATGTTTATGTTTGGGCAGTGTTGCTTGAAGATTTGAATTCTTCGGACAAGTCCTTCGCAAAATGTAGTCAGTTTAGCAGCAAAATCTGGTTCAGTAATAGGATCAAAAGATGTATCTTCCAGTCGTGGAGGATCCATAAGAAAACCGAAGTTCAGGGGGTGTTCTATGTCTAACTGAACATATCCGGTGCTGGCGGCGTTAAGGTAAGTATTCCTGACAACATTGTGTCTACCGTCTATCGAATTTAACGTAGTGTTCCTAAATCTATCAAATATTTCTTGATCCGTTTTGTTTGCGTATATAGCAAGATCCTCATCATCACATACTGGTAAGTTCCTACAAGTGGCCTCTGCTGCCCAATCACTAAGGAAGAACATGGAGTGTGGATCACCATTCAAAATTTCATCTGGAACAAATGCGGCCTGGTTTGTCCCTGCACCAATTCTATCACGCAAAGTGTGTGGTCTTGGTCTTTCGGTGATCAGGTTATTAGAAAGATCCTGAACAAATCCAAAGAACATATCTGACGTAACTCTTTGATTGGTGGTTCCATCGAGGTATCCACCACTCTCCATGAAGAACCTACCACCAACGCTAACAACTATACCGGCCTGATGATAGTCGTACATAATCTGTTTCATCACAGTCCATCCACGCTGTCTGATAACCTTTGCGGTAGCATAACTTGTGATTCCGTCGTTCCACTGAAACACACAGTGTACTTCGCTGGTTGCAGGATTAAACGAAGAACCGAATTCTCCAATTTGCTGGTTGCCATCATTAAACCAAACTTTACCACCAACAGGTTCTCCAATAATTCCGTTCGTACCACTAGTTCCATAGGTATCGAGATTGTTATCAGCACCAACATAACCCCACCATGAACCAAAGTAGGCCCACATAGCACCCGCAGTATATGATTGATCGTTGTTCTGATCAGCAGATGTCCACGGTACAGGATCCTTTGGATTTATACCGTAGTTTAAAGCGACTGCTTCGGTGAAAGTCCGCACACCATAATTTTCCTTAAACAGATTATGAAGATCTGTGTTGCCCTGTCTTATGCCTACTTCCTTATCTCCAACACCTGTATTATACATCCCACCAGAGTTCATATACATCAATGTGCCTGTATCGAGTCCAATGCTGTCAAAACCTAGAGTCTTACAACCCGCAACTTCTAGGCCCCACCAATCATCAAATCCCTCAACAGAATATGAGTATCCAGGTCTTTCTCCATCAAATCCAACATCAGGAGTATACGCCGGAGAATCTCCTTCACCAGACCACCGATCTCCACCGCTACCTCGATTGCTTTGCTTAGAAACACCAAGAAGACTACGATCAACTTGCGTCATTGATTTATCAGTGTATGTGGGACGATAACCAGTATAAGCAACAACCTGTTGATCTTGGAGGGGAACTGAATTCGCTGCAAGTTCGTTTCGAAGGAAACTGATTGCTGCCGTCCATGAGGCCTTATTATCTCCGGGTGTACCGGCCGGGATTGAATTTGGATCACTAAAACCATTACTGCCATTATTAGTGAATGGTGTCGGTGATATATGAAAATCTGTTCCTAGTTGATTTAGGTATACCTTTGCTTCTGTGAGTTCTAGTCCAGAAAATGGATTCGATGGAAAGTGTGGTTGGAATACAGCAGGAGAATTGCCACCACCTGCATCATATGTTGTCCAACCCTGAATATTTGTAAAACTGTATCGTTTATAACCTAGTGGAATAAGATCTCTAGTTTGATTTCTGACCCACAAGAGACGACCATTTTTCTGTACATTATTGAAATCTGCTTCTGGAGATCCGGCAAGAGGTGTTCTTCTATATCCGATTGATGCAACACCCCAACGCTCTCTATCGCCTCTTTCTGATCTTGCAGCACCATACGCTTCTGCATACAACGGCCGGCGATCTGGTGTGAAAAATTGTTCTGTACCCCCGCCTCGGGGAATGTTTGTGTAGTCTTTGTTTTTGTTATATTGTCCATACGCCCTATACTCAGCATAATTTTGTTTATCAGATTCTGTTGGGGGTGTGCTGTAAGGTGTACCAAACCCATCAACAACAGAACTTAGTGCATTTATTCTGTTGATATGATTATCAGATCCACTGTAGTTAAATATTGCACTGTCGATTCCGAACTGATAGAACCTTTGTAAGTTGATATTTGTGTTGTTTGTGATGTACTCTTGTATATACAACCACACACACAATGGAATAGTTGAAACTACTCCCTGCTCTGGGGGTGTTGTAATTAGGGAAAAATCACTTTCGTTGTAGTATGGTTTGCTCACCAAGTCTGGTTCAGACTTCCAGTCTTCACATGCAACATTAAACAGATCATATGATGTGTTGAACTGCCCACTCGCCATTATAGTATTTTTTCCGGGAGTTCCAAATGCTTCAATAGCATCTATCAAGGCCATCCAAGAATCAATTTCATCTGCGAAGTGTGAAGGATAAAAATCAACAAAGGTTCCACACAAGTTATATACAGACTGAAGAATTTCATGTTCAAGGCCTATGATCTCATTTATTCCATCACCGGCCATTGTTTTGAATACGTTCAGTAAAAACTGAGTTCTTTGTGTGCGGTTTAATTCACCGAGGGTTTCTGAACTATTAAATGCATTTAGTGAGGATGAAGGGAACCTGTATGGCAGATTATAGTGTACAAATTTCCCTTCGAGTTCTAGATCTTGAAATTCTTCTTGCAGTAGTCGGAAATACATCCCTTCACACCAAACACTAGCAAATATATTTGCCTTAGATGTTGCAGTTGCTCTACCTGTGCTTATATCAAAATCAAAGTAGGGATTCGTGTCGAGTTGATCTGGATCATTTGGCGTATATAGGTTTGAATCACTTCCATGTTGATACAATGCGGCAATCGCTAATCCAAATTCAAATGCTCTATCTGCTTGCTTAATTTCTGGATCTGAACAGTACGAATCAATCTCACTCATCACCAGTTTACCATCAGCAACCTTAGTTCGAATGTTATCTGCCATGTAGTTGACCCAATTCTCTCTCAACAAGAACAAGTGTTGAGTAAAGTCTGCATCATTCAAAGCAATTATAGAAGAAGAATCAGTATCACGCCAATTTATAGTCGTGCCGTTAAATACAGTTATAGCATCAAAAGTAGTTGAGAAAGTTGCGTCATATTTTCCAGATGAATTTTCGATACTCCAGTCACTTCTAGAAGATAATTCTTCGTTAACGTCTATATCTCCACCAGTAAAGTATGACACCTTCTCATACATGCCAGGAGTTCTATTTGCAGGATCAGGGTCTGTTGTCTGATCATCTTTCCCAGAAACACCAGTAGTATAGTATCCATCTGCAATTACCGGGATAGACTTTGTAACCGTTACTTTGTATTCGATGTCAATCGGATCTCGTTCACTGCTCCATGCAAAAGCATCAACAAAAGGACTCAGCGTACCAGTCCCATCCTGTTGATCTACTTGAATCCACTGAGAAGTACCAATGGGTCGGACAAACAAAGTATATTCGATTGCATTTGGAACTTCTCGAAAGGTTATCCTGTTACTCGCCCCAAGATCTACAACAGTCAATGCACCGTTGTTGGATGATAGTGTATCTGCAAAAATATTTCTAAACCATGTCATGGAAGTATTATCTCGTCATCTTTGTCTATATCGGGATCGTCGGTTCCTTCGTCGGCAGAATCCCCACATTCTGGTTCCGGATTTCCTCCGCCACCCTCAGTGGATCCAGGTCCGGATTCTGTGTCTTGCGTTATATTTATCAGTTCCTCCGAAGAGAATGGTGGATCCGGATCGAGTGGTCGATCGAAATCCCCACCACCACGTTCTTCTATTAGGGGAAGGGTCAAAGGAGGCATAACTGCCGCAGACATTTCGGATTCATAGTAAGAACAAGAATCAACAATACCGCTTTGGAATACAGCATTGATATTGTCTCCCTGTCCCGACCACCAAACGACAGGATCTGTTGTGAATGGTTCAAACGGACTACCCTCGCCAGCGTGCCAAACCTGTATAATAGAAGATCCTTTTTTGAAATTTGGATCTGTAAATATGGTTTCTCCAACAATATCTTTCCCGGACCACATGTATACTAACGAATCTTGATTCCAATAATTCGATTCATATTCATAACCAACGTGTTCTGTCCAAGCAAAATAATGAATCGCCCATGCGGGCCTTCCTGCAAAGGCACTCATATCTGTAAATGGTTTATCATACAACCCCGGAATGGATCCAATTGGACCCCGTTGATTAGTCTGTCGTCTGGGCATATTTCCAAATCCAAACCTACCATTGTTCTCTGGTTTAGGTCCGCTGATGTCATGAGGACCGTGTGTAGGATCCGCTCCATCATCTGAAAAGATGTTAACACCCCACTGTGGTATAGCACCATGCCGAAGATAAGCATTTATATTATTTTCTTCGAGTATCACCGGATCTCCGAAATTCTCACCGATTGGGGGATCGTAATTGTAAAACCAGTTACCAAACTCCTCGCTAGACTGCTTACCATTTATATCCAACATCAATTTAATTTGATCTGGGTTATCAGGATCTATTTCATAATTTACAAGTGGTGCAATAGTTGGACCATTAAGAGCATCGCCCGTTTCGTTTACACCACCCCCACCCTGAAACGATGCAACCATACCAGTATTAGACATAATAGTAAAGTTTCTTCTTGAGGAAGAGATTCTTCTTGGTGGGATATATGCTCCGGTTGTATTATCTTTGTAAAGTAAATCAAACAATTCCTGATCGAATTCATAACCAACAGGATCGGGCGTTTCTGATATATTTGAAATTGTTTGCCAATCAAGTCCATTTTTTACAACTCTATATCTTTTTATTTTATGGAGTTGTTCGTACATATGTTTGTGAACATTCGGAACCCAACTATTCAACAACACAGGTTCTACCATTTGATCTGGATGCCCGAGTGCCACTGGATCTCCAATTGGTTCATCGGGATCAACACATACACATCCTCCACCATGACCATACCCATCAAACAAACTAATAACCTTGAATCTGTTGCCATTGCTATTAACTGGAATCTGATTCAGAGAGTTCCTTCCTGCTTCGTATACCCAACCCGGATGAACTGAATTCGGTCCGTATACTGGATCGTTTATTGCACTAACAGAAAAATCAAAGTATGTTTCAATTTGATCTTGGTGTACGGTACTTCCTCTTCTTGTTTGTCTTACAGAACGATAATTGTTTAGATCTCGAACCAACGGATGGCCGTTTTCATCGTTCTGTGGGAGAGTTCCGGTAATTTTTGCACCATGATATGGATTGATTACAAGTGGTCCTTTGGGCAACCATGTTCCGGGTACAGACGGATCATCTTCTTCCTCAGGCGGTTCCAGTTTCTGTATACGAAATGGTTCACTTCTATATTTTCCCTTTTCTCTGACGGTCGGTTGAACATCTTCCCCACCAAGTGTTCCGCTCGCGTCAAAACCACCATTAAACGTATCGCGTTTCCAATAGTCTGGATCAAACCAAACCATATTGTGTAAGTCCTGATAGTATAGAGTTCCATCTCGTTTCAGTCCCCATACACATATCCCTTGTGCGGTCGTGCCTCCACCAGATGCCCAACATTGGACAAAATCAACATTGGGTACAGAAACAGTATTTCCATTTTCGTCAATCCAAAAATTATCCTCTAGATCTTCTTTATTGAAGTACACAATATGATGATAATCAAGTTCACCCATCAACGAAGTCAACTCAACACCAGATGTTCCTGCCTGAACAATACGGATCGTACCAAAGGTGTCTAGAGTTATTATACACTCATCAGAGGCGACACATATGTGCTTTAAATTGATGTCTGGATTGTATCCAAAGTTGTCTGGGTTTTCTTCCCACAATTCTAACATTCGCCAATCTAAACCTAAACTGACCAGTCCACCGATGTTTCTAAATGCATTTGCGATTGCCGGTTTTGTGTTATACCGCGTTCCCATATTCCGCAGTTTTCCGGTAGGAGTAATATAATAAACTTCATGGAATGCAGCAGAAAATGTATAAAGGTTTGAACCCTGCACCCCCTCGATCCCCTCCTCGTTTTCCGTGGGATCATACCAAGCATACTCGAAAAATGTAGGTTGTTTCACATTGTTGAGACCAGTCTCAGTTTTCGCATCCATGATATCTTGGAGTTCGAGTGGTGAAGACAACTTAGTAACATTGGAGTCTACACTGTCCTTGTTTCCACCAACAGCACCAACACCAATTATTTGTCCGCGAGTATTGTTTCTTGTATTATGTCCAGCAGTTACTCCACCATTTGAATCTTGTCCATCAGACCAGTGAGGGAAGACTGGAAAATTGTCGTCTAGACCTCCGGGTTCATTGTTTAGTAAGACACTAAACCCATAGATATCACCATCGGCGTATCTTGGTAAAAATAATCTTGGTGCAGAAAATGATGACATATTATCCGAGTCTTCCGATGACGTTTTGTGCTTCTGATGCTCGTTGTTCTGTTGTGGATGCTTCACTTGCTGACATGGCGAGGAGTCCCTCACTACCCAACGATTCCTGAATACCTGCAATCGCATTCTTTGCTGAAGCAGATACAGTATCTATTGCACCCTGAGCAAACTCCGTGATGCCCGACTGCACTGATCTAACAGCGTTTCCTACTTCTCCGGCGAGTTCATTTGCCTTTTCCTTTGCTTGATTGATTGCATCTGCACCTGCTGCAACAAACGGAGGTGCTTCTGGTAACTCTGGAGTTGGGATCGAGAATGTTCCTGACGGGATTGACGTTCCTTGCTCAAATGCCTGTAGTGCATCGAGTTTACCCTGAAGATCAGGATTTGCAAACTCCTTCATTAACTGACCAGTCCAACACGGATTCGATCGTACTGCCGCAATCAAAGTGTTTGCAGTTCCATACTTCTGTACCATGTCTCTCATGTTAGAGAGATTAGAAACTGTTTGGTTGTAACTGTCCAACGCATTGTTTTTTGTTTCGGTTAGGTTAAGTGTGAGATCAGTTACTTGTTGAACAAGTTCATTTTCTTGGATGTCACCACCAAGGAATGAACCAATTGTTTGTTGAAGTATATTGTTAGACGCACCGACCGATTGCATCAGTGTAAGTCCACCGTCTTCAAGAATTAAATTGAAGTTTGGTCCAAAGTTATCTTCGATCACATCCTGTCCGGGAAGTCGAAGGTTTGCCTTCATGCTGTTGAATGTATCAGACAGACTCACAATATTATTCTGGTTGAAGGCATTGGCATCAAGTGTGTTGACAGCACCAGACATTCTGTCCGTTGCGTCTTTGATGTTGTTGAGAATTCCTGCGTTTGGACTTCCGATTTGTGCGCCGGGTTGTCCGTTCAATTCACCGAGCAAATTGTTCATACTCTGTAGTGCATCAATAGTTGACTGTTGTAGACCACCTGCCTCACCGGCGGGTGGTTGGTTATCTAAGATATTTGTGATAGACAGTTCGTTATCCTGTGCAACTGCCTTCGCTGTGTTGACGATCGTGCCAACGGGGTTCTGAAAGGCGTTGCCAGTCATCACATCGTTGATGATGTCTAGTGAAGTTTGACCAAGATCTTGTGTCTGGGGATCGCACTGTGGATCGAGTGGGTTGAAATCTTCTAGACTTAATGGCATTATCCGGCCCTCACATTTCCTGAACCTGTTGCTGAGTGTCCACATGATGCGGCATCACCTGCACGACATACTGGTATTCCGCCGACTCTAACCATACCAGATCCCGTCACTATAACGGGGGCAGTGTGTTGGTTAGGACAATCTCCGCCGCAGTGATTTGCAATCAAACTCCCAATGTGTGCAACAGGCATTCCGTTCACCTTGACGTTTGAGTTTCCTGTTAAGATTGTATTTCCGGCCGTGTCCATTCCGACTCTTGATATTCCTGGCATGATATCTCCTCCAGTTTATTTATACGTCAACCAAACGCCTTTACGATTACTTTTCCAGCACCACCATCATTGGCCGCAGTGTTGTTTTCTGAAGCACCACCTCCACCACCACCACCGGGAACCTGTCCTACCGCAGCAGCAGAACCAAGTGCGCCTTCAGTTCCAGCACCACCACCATTACCACCATCGGGATTTGCACCATCACCACCATCAGTTCCTGCTATGGCAGTACCAGAACCAAAAGTTCTATTTGTAGCATCTCCACCGTCCGTGTTTACTAAATTTCCATTTTGTGCAACACCGCCTTCACCTCGAAGACCACCACCGAAGGCAGTTGCACTTCTTCCACCCTCACCACCACCTGCTATGATATCACTGAATGTGGTGATTGTGCTACTACTTCTTTTGTGTAAAGTGAGTTGTGTGTCTCCTCCATCACTTCCCATAGACGATGCATTTGCGCCCTTTGCACCACCTGCACCTACCGTAAAAGTTAAAGTGTCATCTTTACGAAGATCTGTTATTCGAATTTGGTGTTTGACATATGCACCACCACCACCGCCTTGACCGTTGGTGTGTGACGATCCACCTCTACCACCGGCGACTGACCCAACTCCACCGCCGCCTCCACCACCATACATCTCGACTTCGATGAAAACAACTCCGGAAGGTATGGTATATGTTTGAGTGCCTGTCGAAGTGATGTTCGTGGTACTCAATACTTGATATGCTCTTCCGCTTGCTGCTCTACTTGCACCAATCATGAGAAGTTAATTCCACCTACAAATCCATAGATGTTTGATCCGGCGTCTATTGTGACGAACGATAGAATGTCGATACCGGATGCCGTGAGTGTTGGTGCAACATTACCGGGCCACTTGACTGCTGATGCCCAAGTTGTTGTGTTTGCACCACCGTTTGTGATCAGGAGTGTGAGGGTTCCTGCATTGCCAGTTGCTGGTGGATTCGTGAAACTAAATTCACAGTTTCCGTTTCCGGTTACAGTCTGCACATTACCGGCAGAGAAATCAATCGCAGTATTACCAGTGATTGTTCCGATTGCATTTACAGTTTCTGCGTAGTCCTTGAACTTGGGTCTTTCGAGTTGGTTATCTTGGAAGTTTATCGCACTTCCGAAAGTAGATCCACCAGTAACGTGAAGTCCTGCGTTTAAAGTAACACCACTACCAGCAGAAATGCCACCAAGCGAAAGTAGATCGGTGCCGGGATTGTAGATCAACCCATCAGCACCAGTGCCGCTGTCTACCTTTGCTGCAAGATTTGCTGTTGCCGCCCCCTGAGCATGATCTGCAAAAATGATATTATAATCATTATCATCACTTTTCCCTTGCAATTGCACTTGAGCAGCAGTCGTCGCCGTTGCGGCCGCACCAGAACATGCAAGTGAGTTGGTTGCGGTTCCTACCATCACACCACCACTCATGATAACTCCACCCACAGTTGAGGTGCCGTCTGATGTCAGTGTTGCACAATGAACATGCCCACCACTGATACCACCGTCCGCTGAGATTCCTCCGTCTGTGTGTATGTTACCATCTACCTGAAGTGCGCCGGCGGAGTTGATTGATCCGAATGTTACACCACCATCAGCAGATAATCCTGCTGGAGCATAAAGACCAGTCGCGGTTCCGTGTGCGAACGTAACACCACCCGCCATCAGAACTAAATTATCTGCACTCGGGAATGAAAGTTTTGTGTCTTCATCACCGCTGTGTTGTAATTCATCCGGGAGTTTCACCGTGGCCGCGTTGAGAGAGACGATATCCGCATTGGTACTGATGGTGGTGCTGTTCAATGTAATTACATCATGGCTATCTCTAACAAAAATAGTGTTACTATTTCCTACACCGTCCAAATCTCCAATCCTTACGTTTGTGCCGACATCTGCCTTAAAAATAGAATCACCAGACGAATTTAAAATACTATGATTACCACCAAATTGTATGTCACTACCGACAGTAATACCGCCGTCTGATGAAAGTCCTGCAACGTGTAGGATAAGGTTGCTACTTGTTATTCCGCCTGTTGCTCCGTTGAATGTAGCGACACCAACAAGATCAGTAAGTGTAACATCACCCGTTGCTCCGTTGACAGTTGATACACCTTGGACATCTCCAGCAGCACCATTGAATGTAGCGACACCAACGAGATCGGTTAGTGTAACATCACCAGATACGCCATTCACCGTAGTAACGACGGACGCAGCAGTCATACCATTAGGAAATTTTATTTGATCTGCGACATGTAATATATCAGCAGTGATCGAACCAACAGAAATTCCGGCAACTGCAACGATCGCGTCTGGATCTATACCTAACGTCAACCCATATAAGGTAAGTCCCGTGTCATCTACATTAAGATCTGGTCCAGTACAACACGGTCCCATTTCACCCTGTCTACCTTGTGGGCCGCGAGGACCCTGTGAACCTGCTGGGCCCCGAGATCCGGTTGCACCAGATCTGAGTGGGACTTCTGCATCTTCTTGAGTTATAACTGGTCGGGAATCTTCGGGTATATCAACAGCGAACGACTTGAGATCAAAAGACTCTGTTTGCTTTTTACCTATTGATTCAGTTTTCGAAAACTTCCGGGGACCACCCTTTGGTTTATTATTTACGTTTCCCCCATCGATCGAAGTGCTAGATATAGATAAACCAGATCCAGTCGGTAATTCTATATTACCCTGTCTGTCTTCGATAGATTTTTCCGGTGCATCTTCCTGAGTATCTTGATACAGATCTTCTTCGTTATCAACATCCGGATCTGTCGCTCGTTGGTAGTCATTTAATTCATCGGACATAGTTCACCACCATTCTCAGTATGATCCACCACCCGAAGTCGATCTTGTAGAAACGGATCGTGATGGTTGTGTACCCTGAGTAGATATGGTTGTTCTTCCAGAAAGGGTGTTTGTCATTGAAGATTCTAATGAACTTACGTTACCTACAGGTTTAGTTGGAGGTGTTTCTTCGCATCCACAATTAGTTTCAAATTGTAAACCACCAGAGTTTACAAACCCAAGGAGGGCCTCCCTAAAAATCCAAGATGTGTCATATCCACCGGACCGAAACTCCTGAATTTCCGGGGAAACATTTGGAAAATTTGGACCAGGAGATGACGATATTTTTCCGATTCTATTTTGACACACTTTATGTGTTTGGGTATAGGATCTATTCTTTGTTGATGTGCATAATTTATTTGCGTGAAGACAATAGTCACACGATCCTGCATCACGAATAATAAATGATTCTCCCGACAAGGTAACTGAATCAGTCGAATTAGTAGAAGGAACAAGTGCAAACGCACGATAAGGATTTCCATCTCCTAACCCGTATCGATCTAACGCGGATGCATAGTCAGCAGCAGTAAAACACTCGCTAGTTTCTTCTTCATTAATAGTAGAAGTTACAACCGCATTGAGACATCTTTTATATTCTTGTAGTGATGTTGTTTCGTCACCAAACGAATCTTCCGTAAATTTAATTGTAATGTCAATCTTAGACAATTTAGTTTGTAAACATTTACCAGAACAACTAACCGGTCCTTTTGTCGCAGATTTCTTTGAAAATACAGATAGATTCGGTAATTCAGAAGGTTTGACTACTGGAGGTGCATACAGGGCATTATAAAATCTAAGTGTCAACAGATTTGCGTAGTTTTGATTTATACTGGCCATGGTTTCCTCGTTTAAATTTTCTTAATATCGTACACATCTATTTAGTAAAATCAATGATCAACCACTACCGGGGAGAGAACAAGGATTGGGGTTACATCGGCCGCCTCTGAAGGTGTGCCCGATCCGGGCACAATCCTCTGGTGTCCTTTGGGAACACAGACCAAACGGTGAACAACATGCACCGGGTGTTTCCTCTGGTGGATCCTCACCACAGATACAATCCATCAACGCGAAGAGCGGTGCGCCTTGAAAGCATGTGCATGGTTCATTACTCTGTCCCGAACATTGACACTCCGACTCACACGATGGGGCAGGTGTACAATTATTTTCGTCACACCAGTTGAATGGACAAGTCGGATCACATAATCTAGTCGGATCCGGTACGCAATCTCCACCCTGACAGAATTTACAGTCCGGACATCCACCCACACAGGATCCACCCACACAACTACCACACGGAGTGTCAGCACATTCTACACAACCAACTCCCGGTACACAACTTTCACATGCGTCAGGATCACAGCAACTTCCTTCGCAGCATATTTGTCCGTTCGGACAACAGGTTCCATCTCCACAACATACTTCGTCCTCGACGCAACAATAAATTGAGTTGTCGGTAAAGTCATCACAGCACTTGTTTCCTGCCGAGCAACACGATCCATCATCACAACAGTCTCCGTCACAAGTCGAGTTCCCACATTGACCAATACCATTAAGAAAGTCTAAGAATTCACACTCTTGACATGTACCATTACATGGATCTGGTAATCCCATGTTCTGGGGTGTATTACAAAACCCGACTCCAGTTCCTTGTGAAAGATCACACACCAGACAACCAGTACAAGCAACCGGACATCCGGGATCTTGACATTGACAATCTACACAAAATTGTCCGTTAGGGCAGTTATTATTGTTGGAAGATGTACATTCAGAAAACACAGTTCCGGGGATTGGAAGACAAGTATCACAACAACCACATATAGTTTCGTCAGTCTCACACACTAAACCATTCCAGATTTGACAATCCTCACAGTTATCATCACATAGACATGTGGATGGGTTTAGCGTTGTTCCGGTCGGACAAAAAGGTGGATCTGAACAATTACCATCTCCATCACAACTAGAACATACTGGACAATTTTCAACGCAAAAATGATTATCCCCAGAACTGGTACACTCTTCACAGTTTCGGCAAACCGGAATGTTACATTCACAATCAGGTTCTTCGCGGGTAAAACAAGGATCACAGTCAGTTACCGTACACCTATTTCCGCCTGGTATTTGACTACATTCTTCACACGGTGGACAATCGCCGTCTGAATCACACTGATCACAACCACTACCCTCACCACATCCGAATTCTGAAGGACAGCAGAACCCACCGGGACAACAGTCAAATCCGGGATCACATTCCTGTCCGGGACAATTACAGTTATCAGTTGTGGGGTTGTCTACACACTCCCCATTTTGACACCATGTGCAATTTAACCCATCAGTTCCACATGAAGTTTCGTTGTCTTTCGGTGTGCATGTACCCACACCATTTTCGTTTAGACTGCATTCTGTGCATTCATTGCCACAATCTGCATCCACCTCACAAGCAGATTGGGCACAACCAAATCCATCAATACACCTTTGTACTATGTTCCCTGGCCCGTTGGCACCGAATTCCTGTGCATTGCAGCAGTTAAAGGAGTCACTAACTCCGTTAATAAAGTTTTCACAACAAACATGACCTACCTTGCAATCACAATTAGTCCCATCCTCTTGATCCCTTGCCAGTCGGCATATACCACCATCGATCGCCGGCAGACAATTACAGAAGACGGACCCGAACACTGGATGGACACAATCTACACAATTTTCTTGATCACCGTCAATAAGTTCTCGTACTCCAATGGTTTGACTGGGGACCCCCGCCATATCCACATCAAGACACACACTGTTACAAGGGCAGTCTTCACATATACAAGTCCCTGAGATACATTTAGAATTACATGAAGTACAATCTCCGTCATTATTACATTCTGGTGGAGCAACTGGATCACATGGATTTATGTTTTGGGTATCACATGTTCCCATGATATCAATAACGTCAGTCGCATTTATAAATTCAATATCAATGATTGTTGATACTTGTGGAACAAGTCGAAGATCAACTGTATCTGAAATAATAGTCGGTGTTGGTGGATTCGTCTCGATCTCGGCGGGAGCATCCTTCCAAGACAACATGTAAAAAGTCTGTTCTCCCCATGTAGTAGTATTACTTTCCATTTGAGAGTCGGATCGATTGATTGTATATTGTCTCTCCTCGAAGATGATGATTGGATTGTCGGGATCTGTAGAATCCTTTCCTGTCCTTGTCATTTTTACGTCAGTTCCAAAAACCTCAATGAAAGATTGTCTTGCTTCTGGAGTATCAAATAACAGTTCAAAGTAATCCCCGAACGAGAGGCGATCTTCCTGCTGGGCCTTTCCGAACCAAGCAGCACGAACACCCCAATCATAGAATGGTACTAGGAAGTTTGGAATATTGTTTCCGTCAAGTGGTTCAAAACGAACACCAGTCATCTGTGTAATCGGTTGAATAAAATTATTGGGTGGACCAGTTGTGCGAGGAGACCATGGCAATTCTCCTAGTTCACCAACAAGTGGAACAGAATCTTGTCTTGTATTGTCTTCACATCCCACACCAAAGCGAGTGTCCCAACCCGCCGATCCTTCAGGAAACCACTCAGAATCGTTGGAGTTTAAGTGTATTGTAATTGTATTTGGTCTGTCTGCTGGCATTAGTTTAGATCAATCGATGCTGCGTTAAATTTAATTCCACTTGCGTCCCACTTCCCCGTTGAAGCAGCGCCCTGCGCCATAATTTCAATACCACCACTGATCGTCTGGAACATTGCCGTCGTTGCTGCTGTAATATTTACAGATGCAGTTGCCGAGTTCATGTTTACTTCGCCCATTGATGATGTCAGTTCCACACCTGCATCACCGGAGAGTTTAAGTTTACCCTTCGATGTTATCTCGGTGTCACCAGCAGTATTTATCACAGTAGAACCCTTTACGCCGATAGTCATGTTGCTCTTGACTTCTGCATTTAGACTCTTTTCTATCTGAAGAGTTGCGTCTCCCTTGATGTTACCGAAGACGTTTCCACCCACTTCAAGTCCTGCGTTTCCGCGAACGAGTATAGTGATGTTGCTGTCCTTTTCACCTTCACCTTTACCACCAACGATTAGGTTTACGTTTCCTTGAACATGAACATATTCATCTCCCGCAATCAGTTCGTACTTATCAGAAACAACCTTATGCACTTCTGTGCCTTCTGGGTGGATCTCATTGAAGGTTCCTGATTTGTGGTAGGTGTGGATTCTCTCTGCGCCGGGAGTGTCATCGAATTCTTGGATGTGTCCTGATAGAGTTTCCTTGACATGATTGAACGGATAGATTGCGAAGTATGGTGATTGTGGTTCGTTCCAATTGCCACCAGAACTATTCGCAGTCGGAACACCTTGATAATAAGTGTCTTGCGCCTTCTTACCAATCGCAGTATCGTTTACGTTCTCATTTCTTGCAAGTCTACTTACGTCCTGCTCTCCAACCTGAGAGTGTCCGTGCTTCGACGTTTCGAATGGAAGGATACCACTCGGATCACTAAATCCTTCATTTGGATTTGATGGATTTTGTGGTATTCCGGGAATCGAACCCAACATGATAGGTTGCTGGGCGTCATCGCCGTCACGGAAGAAACCGAAAACGGGGGATCCCGGTAACAACCCAGTGGGGGACTCACCTATGCCACATAAAGCAGCACTAGTGATGGGTTGTACCGGGTATGCCCACGGTAAATCTTCGGTCTTGATTTTGTTTTTATCTGGAACATGGAAACCAAAAATACGCACGCGACATCTACCGAGTTTTAAAGGATCACCAATATCCTCTACAACACCTTGCCACCAAACGAATCCCTGTTTTCCAAAAAATGTTTCCATTATTACTCGCTAACTGGTGATTGCCAATTTCGGGCGGCCCATTTCTCCGCCCACTGCTTCCATTCCTGTAACTCTTCGTTGCTATAATCCTTCTTTCGTTCCCACGCCTTAAATCGTTCCTCGAAAGAATCAAACTCTTGCTTCTCATTGAAATTTAACATTTTAATCTCCTGCATTCATAAATTCAAATGGTAGCGAATCCCGTGACAATTCTAGTCTTGTTGTGTAACCTTTTTCTTTATTTATCACATGCTGAAGACTAGTTACGAGATATCTACCGGACAACATTCTATCCTTTGGATCTAATGATCCATCTTCTATAGGTTCCAATTTTGGAACATCCAAACTTACCACATCGCCAACTCTCCTATTTGAGTCACCCGAAACAATGATGGAAAGGGAAGACGATCTTGCCCTTAAAATTGATGATCTTCTCTTTAGAGTAAAATCGGAATACCGAAAATTATCATCAATCCCATCTTGAGATAACGAACTAGTACCAACGAAGTTAAAATTGGACTGTACGTTTTTATTCACATTCAAGTTAGAATCCCTCGCAATGAGTGGGTGGGTTTCTACTGAATCAGTTTTATCGAAATGTTCGAGGTAATCGAACTGCCGCGAAGAATATTCTTTAGTCACCAAATCCAACGAAACAATCTCACTAGCATAAACACCATTATCAATTTCTTTCACTTTATCAAAATGTCTGTTAAACCTCAAGTCTTCTATCTGACAAAATTTCTTTACCAACCCTTCATCGGTAGAAATATCTACAGGAAGATTTGATTGGTTGTAATTATACTCGACAAGTGGACTACCCGATGCCAACTCGTGTAAACTTCGAAAGTGGTATCCATCCATATTTTCATATAACAGGAAACTGCAATCTTCTATATTTGATGACGACACCGCCCTTTTCGCCAACCAATTCATAGTTTTATATGTTCCCCAATTTGGAATGATGAATGAATGTGTATTCGTAGTGGGTTGTGTAGTGACAAGTGGATTTGATAATTTAGACTCTGCAATTTTGCTAACAATCTCAGATATAGTTCCCTTGTACGATCCTTGAACTTTACTCTGCATCGAAAGATATGCATCTTCTGATATGAAACCCAATGTAACTTCTTTACCTTTACCAGTATATGCCAATTGCAATTGATTATAGTTTGTAACGTAAAATTTCTTCTTTACCATTATACCCGACATCCCCGGAGTAGTAAAGGAAATTTGTATGTAATCCTGTCCGTTCAATTCTAGTCTATCAGTTAAATTGGCAAAGTCCAGAAACTTCACTTCGCCGTACATGAAGTTTTGGTATAGACTCTCTGATACTACGAGATTGATAAGACCTGTTTGGTTCACTATGTCGATAGCAAGTTTATTTGGACCAAAGAGAACAAGTTCTTCCATGGCATAATCACCAAACCCAGTCCATCTAGTCAGGTCTTTTGGTTTTACAAATTCTGCTCTGTGTTTGGACTCATAATCAGGCATTTAATAAATTATCCAATGATGTATCAATTGTGTTTAAGTATTTTGGATGAAGGAGTTTTATATTTTTCTTGTCATCATTCAACTCTTCTTCGTAATTTTGTATCGTGATTACATTGTTGTTTGAGTTGTCGCCACATATTCCCATATAAGCACCAAGATTCGTCGCATAAAATTTTACTATGCTTTCAACAACTCCGCCGGTGCTTCCCAATACTGCCGTTTCATTGTTTACTTCAGCGAGGGGATTTAGATATTCGAAATCCCCGGTAATTCCACTTCTACCATCAAAATGGTGAACTGCACTCGGTGTAGTTGTAACTCGCTGAACTGTTGCGATTTTCCTACTTCCCGCCGTGGCGCCAGTTGCAATTCTATCACCCTCTTGGAATGTTCGTGTGTAATACTTCAGAGTTAGTTTACTGAGATCAGGATCCCAAGAGTGGACAAGTGCTTCTCCATCTAGACTGAAATACGCACCTTCTTTGTTTGTTTCTCCGTCTGTGTGATAGATCGTTTCGTTCTTAATAAACTTTCCAGTGAACATATTCTTGACATCAACTCCATCACCATCGCCCCCTGTTCCACCAGAACCACCACCAGAAAGGAAAAGAGAAATTCCGGGGTATGTCTTCTCTATCCAGTTTTCGAACGTCAAGTTATCGAGAGTCCAATCATAGTACGGATGAATTATATCATTGAAGAGGAGAACCAACCAGTGAAATTCTGGGTTGCCATATAATTTATCTGCTATGATCTCGGGAGTATCACCGTCCTGTACTGTATACTCAAGAAACATTTCGGTTTGATCCTTTAACTCAGGAGAAAACCCAATACGTTTCATGATATTGACAACGGCCTTTTGCTTTACTTCCGAATTTTGAAGGAACGGATACCTTGTTAGGGGAAACTTACTAAAAAATGCCATCAATAACCCTCCAAGATGTCATCCTTAACATTGATGTCGAGTTCTTTGAATGTCAGAGACATGGTTGTTGCGACTGGCGCACCACTACCGAAAGCACTGAAGTTCCCGTTCGGCGTGAAATCTACGTTGACTTCTGTTAATGCACAATCACGCATTTTTAGGAGAAACGGATTTTCCACAACGCTGTTCATGTTTCTCTTATAGAATTTTATTGCGAATATGGATGGTGGCACAAGGAAGTTTCCGCCAGTTGCTAATGCTGGTGCAGAATGGAAGCGGAACATCTTAATGATTGCTTCTACCATCTGTGATTCTTTCAGGTTTCTAGGATAAAACTCATAAGAAAACTCGAATGTTCTGAGTTCGGGTGAGTTGTATACAAGTTCTTTTCTCGGGTTGATCGCTTTACCAAGAAGTTGGGTCGCTGCGGACTCTAACTCTGTGTCCATTCCGATGACACTAGCAACACTGTCTAACGCACCGATTGCTTTTCTCATCGCTATTGGGCCTGCTGCTTGAATCATATTCATGGCCTCTTTGCCCGCATCTCCGAAGTTACCAGACATCAATGCTTTTCCTGCGGCCGCAAGAGCAGTTGTTGATTGTCCCAAAATAGAGGCAAACAATAAACTGGGTGTATCATAACTCTGCAAAGAAAGATTATTGATTTTGTGTGGCATGTAAAGGAAGCAAGTATCTTTTGACTTATACTTCTTCTGTCGCAGAGTTCTGGTTGGGTTTGGAGTTCGTACTCGTTTGTTTACCCCACCTCTGTAGTTTTGATTGCCCATAAAATCAACTCTTTGTTGAATTATTTCATCACTCGAAAGTCTAACTGACTGCACAGTATCAATTCGTTCTGTTATGACACCTGTCGTATTTGCACCAGTTCCTGCATTTCGATTCGTAATTGCTCTCTGTCTATAGATGGGATCGCCCGGGACCTCTTTGCTGCGGGTTGGTTGATACCCAATTGGTGTCAACCCCATATTTGCTATATCCTCATCGCTCATCTGAGCAACGCGATCCTTCCATGAATTGTCCTCTTCATTTAGTGGATTTTCTTTAAGGAGTGTACTGAGTCTATCAGCATTTCGTAATTGGGCACTCTGTGTTTCATACATGTTGAACTGCATGAAGTGTGTAGTATCTGCATCGGGACTCGTCGCAAGATCAATAGGGAAAGCAAAAACAGATGAGTTTGATGGGTTATTTGTCGTCTTGTATAAATTTGCAAGCGGACCTTCGGCCTTGTTCAACTCATTTTCATATCTACGAGAAGGATCTAACCGATTTGCCTCATAATCACCAGTATAAATTTCAACAGCATTTTGATTACTATAGAAAGAATTCCTGTTTTGGGAGATATCCTTTGCTCCCTCTATAATATTGGAAACCATCCCGTTATCTTGTTGTCCGTCGAATGCGGTCATGCAATTTTTCTCCTATGGTTCTACTACATACTATATATGGCATACAAAGGAAAGTATAAACCAAAGTATCCAGAGAAATACGACGGTGATCCCACCAAAATTGTGTATAGAAGTCTCTGGGAACGAAGGTTCATGGTTTACTGTGATAAGAACAAGTCTATCTTGTCATGGGGATCTGAGACTGTGGTTGTCCCATATAAATCCCCTGTCGATAATAAATTACACCGTTACTATGTAGATTTTATAGTGACTTCAATCAATAGAAATGGTCACAAAGAAACCACATTGATTGAGATCAAACCAAAAAAACAATGCAAACCCCCAGAGAAGAAGAAGCGAGTCTCTAGATCATACATCAATGAGGTGAAGCGATGGGGTGTGAATTCTGCTAAATGGAAGTACGCGATGGATTATGCAGAAAATCGCGGATGGAAATTTAAAATCCTAACAGAAGAGGTATTGTTTAAGTGAGCGAAAATAGAAAAAATCGAAGATCGGAGATGTTCAAATCTATTGCAAAAGACCTTAGAGAAATAAGTTCTGCACTCAGATCCGAACCCGATGTTCCTGCACCAAAAAACAGAATGCTGTATGAGGCCGCAGAGTTCACTAGACCAAAGTCAGAAAAAGAAGTAGAAGAAAAAATAAATCAACGAGATCTAATCAAAGGAATTTCTAAATTAGACTACACTGATCTAAAACTGAACGTATTCGATGCGATTAAAGAAGTTCGTGACGCTGTAAACGCACCAACCGATGGCGAAGCAGCATTGAAGTGGATGGAACTTGCAATCAGTCAATTATATGAGGATGCAGATCTATCAGTGGAAGAGAGATTCCTTCGAGATGAAAAGCGTCTCATATCTACATCAGGTTTCAAGCGTCCCGGTGAGATGTTCATGTTCAACTACGAACCCAGAACCAGATCAAAACTAGAATTCTATGATACTTTCCCTCTGATTTATTTGGTAAAGGTTGAACCGGGTAAGTTACATGGACTAAATCTGCACTATCTGCCACCCAAAATCAGGACTATATTTTTCATGAACCTACAACAACTCAGAACTGGTATCGGAACAGAAGCACGCCTGGGTAAACTTGATATTAGTATATTAAAGGCATCGAATCGGTATAAATACTTTAGACCATGTTATAGAGTTTATTCTATGAAGAGAATCAACTCCAGAATGTTGAAAATACCAGCAGAGGATTGGCCAATTGCAATACAACTTCCTCTGGAGAGATTTAAGAAAACGTCGAAGTATAATGTTTGGACCGACAGTAGAAGAACAATCGCACAACGAAGAGGAGAAATCTGATGTCTGCTAGATCAGAAGCAAAACAATTAAACCACGCACTTCCTGTAAGTCCAATCGACTCCACCACTGGTTCTTCTTCGGAAGATGTTGTTATTGAGATGTTGAAAAGATCTGAAAAGGAAATGTCTAATCGGAATCAAATCAGCAAAAGTGCATTCAATCAATCAAAATCAATTCAGGATTTCTTCCAGAAAATAAACAGTACAGGATTATACTCACCATCAAGATATGATGTCTCCTTTGATAAACAAATCATAAGTAGAGAAGCACAAGATATGCTGACGTTCCAGTGTATCGACATATCATTCCCCGGCAAAAACTTTAGAACAGCAGATGTTCGGACATATGGACCAGTAAGAAGACCTGTTATTGATGCAGAATTCAACGGTGAATTAACAATGACGTTCCGGGTAAGTCGTGACTTTGCCGAGACAAAATATATCGATGAGTGGATGGATTTTATCTCTTCACCAAGGACTCGATATGATGTGCAATACTACGATGACTACGTTTGCAACTTATACATTGATGCACTAGACAAGGGAATAGATGTAGACGCCGTTCCCGGTGTATCTACCTACAAATCAAGCAACGTGCTATACAGATGCGAGGTTCGTGAGGTATATCCAAAATCAATGGACAGTATCCCACTCGGATTTGCAAAGGCAAATGAGATTGCCACGTTCAGTGTCACATTTGCATATCGAGATTGGATAATCATTCCAATTCCTGTTGGAAATAATGATGATCTACAAAACCAAGCAATACTAAGACAATTTGACAGACGACAGGTTGGAAGAGAACAACCTAATGAAGCAGATATCGGGAGAGAAGTCGGTCCATTACGCGGCGTGGATTTCCAGATACCCGGTGGTGATTTCGGACTTGCATAAAGTGAAAGGAACAATACAATATGCCATTACCAACAGTAGAGACACCCACATATAGTTTTACACTTCCAGATTCTAAAAGAAAGATCAATTACAGACCCTTTCGAGTAAAGGAAGAGAAAGTTTTGCTTCTTGCATCAGAATCTGGTGATGTGAATACGATTTACCAAGCAGTTCATGATATAGTTCTTTCTTGCACAGACGGAAAGTTGGATATTTTTAAATCAACGTCCATCGATTCTGAATATGCATTGATCAAACTACGAGCATCGTCTGTTGGTGAAACGATGAAACCAGAGTTGCAGTGTATTCATTGCGAAAGCAGTTGTTCTGTTAACATAAAAACAGATGATCTCGTAATAGACGACAGCATGAAAAAAGATAATCGGATCAAAGTAAATAAATCAATAATCATTGATCTTAAATTCCCTTCGTTTGCAGATGAACTGAGAAACAGCACCATGCAGGATCAGGTTGATATGGTATTTGATTCTGTTTGTTCTTCGATTGATAAGATCTATTCGGATGATGAAGTTTTCGACGCAACAGACTATCAGAAAGAAGAAATTGAAGAGTTTGTTAACAACCTCGAAAGTGATACCTTTACACAAATCCTAGAGTTCATCAAATCAAAACCAAGGGTGAAGATTCCAGTAAAATTTATATGTCCTAACTGCAAAAAGGAAAACGAATTTAAGATTGAAGGTGTAGACGGTTTTTTCGTCTAATGCTCTGCCATGAATCACTTGAAAATTACTACAAAACTAATTTTCAATTAATGCATCACCATAAATACTCATTGGCAGAGTTAGAAAACATGTTTCCGTTTGAACGAGAGATTTACATACAACTACTTGTTGCTTTAATAAAGGAACAAGAGAAAGAACAAACAAGAGGATACTAGAGTGGCCCAGGCAGCAACACTAAAAGACGTAGTAACACAACTAAAATCGATGCACAAGGATCAGAAGCAAAGTGCATCAATACGTCAAATGGTTAGACAGGAATCGACGGCACAGAACGTAGGTAGTTCATATGCCACTGGTGTTCTTGCAGGCAGCATGTTGGGTCCCACCGCAACCAAAGTTGCAGATCGAACCAAAAAGATCGCTAGGACAGCGGTGAATTTTGGAACATTAGGAATTGCACCTGCTGTAGGCGGAATCGGTAAGGCCATTCGCACCGCTAGATCGAACAGAGAACAGAAGAAACAAATCAAGGAAGAGATCGAGAGTAGGGGTAATACTCCAGAGAAAAAAGTTGTAAAGGCGATGACATCAAAAAGTTCAGACTCCGTATTCGGTACAAGTGATCGAATTGCAGATGCAGTCGAGAGAATTGCAAATAGCGTTTCCGAACTAGTGGATTCGATGAAATCCACACCCAAGAACAAGAAGGATTCACCGCCGAAGATCATCACACCGTTTGGATTTGCAAACAAGACTCCAGACACAGAAGATACCCCAAGCACACCAGAAACCGAGGCCTCTTCGGGTGGTGACATGGCATCATCAAAGAGCAGAAATAAAATGGTGCGTTTTGCCCGAGTACAATCTAAGATAATCGGTAGAGCAATTACTAGTGGCACCAAGAAAACTGTAGCAGCAAGTAAAGCAGGTTTTGCTAGGATGGGCAAGTCGTTCATGGGTGCTGCAAGGTTTATCATCATGGGAATTGTCAGTGCTATTGGTGGAATCATCACAGCAATTGCTCCGTTCGCCGCACCAATTTTGGCCGTTGCCGCAGGAATCGCGGGGATTTCACTCATCGTCAAGAAAATATTGGAGGGTCAGTCTACCGAAGATGAGATCAGAGAATTAGAAGAACAATCAGCAAAAATGGGTAAAGATGCCATCAAAGACTTCAGAGATAAAGATGCCATCAAAGACAATAGTGTCGGGACAATTCTAGAAATGCAGCAAGCAAAGGTAGATGCTGCAAGAGAAAGTGGTGACAAGGTTGATCTCTTCCTACCGGGACAAGGAACATTCAAGAATCTAGGTGTCGATGCCGCCGATGCAATGCTTGTTCAATCAAGAGAATTGAACACAACCGAAGGCACGATGACCATGTCTGCAAGGGATCTCGAAGATCAACAATCGATGGCAGACTTCGAAGGTAATAAATTAAGTCCAGAACAGATGTCTATAGATTCACCAATGAATGCAACGGATGCTGAATCATTCACTGATACAGAATATTTCAATAACGAAGTCCAAAGACTGGAAGCAGTAAAAGCAAGTGGTAAAGGTACTGCAACGACAGTACGAGATGGTCTTGGTCTGTTCAGTCCAACAGCAGTGAGTGATCTATTCACCGAAGAAATAGACATTGACTCTGCAATCGCCTTAGCGAAAACAAACCAAGCAAAGGCAAAGGGCCTTCACATTGGAATGACAAGAAAAGAACTGCGTCGTCAGGGGTTGATCAAAGGTGAAGGAGCATTGTTCGACAACCTGAACAAGTCAGCAGAAGAGATGCAGGGCGAAAGAAGCAGTTTCATGGATTTTGCAATAAATGAAGTGGCGCAGAGTGGGGCCCTTGGAGTCGGTGGAATGGTTGTCGGGAAGATGACTGAACCTACTCGAAATGTAGGTAAGGCGAGAGACATGTCTACTTCTGCTAATCTTGCAGGCCGTTTAGATGCAATTCAACCAACACAGGATCCAGCAGCAGAAGTAACTGCCGTAAACAATTCTAAGGTTATCAACAACACAACGAATGTAGAGTCTGGACACATGGTTGACAGTCCGGCGTCCCTGAAAGAAATGCAACACGCGGGGTAATAGGAAAGAGGGTGTCCGAAGACACCCTCTCTCGTTTGGCGTTGAGTTTAGATCAAATCATAATCAATCTTCGCTCGCCAACTTCTCGAAGTAAGACAGTGCATTCTCTTCCTCACCAGAATCATTATCTGAATCACTAGACTCAGTGGACTGGACCCCAGATGATGTAGAACTGTCGGTCTCCGAGAAAGTTCCCTTGAAATCTTCTGCCGTAGCAGTTGACTTCGTAGTGTTGAGAACATGATCCAACTTCTTCTTCAGTTCATCATATGACTTGAAGTTAGATGCATCAGTGAACTCCTTGAGAGCATACTGCTGCTTCCACAGCGTCTCAAGTGCGTCGTCTTCACCGTCATGGACGGCAGAGACTCCATCAAACTCGGACTTATCATAGTTGATAAATCCAGCAACCTTACGAACCTTCAACTTAAAGTTCGCACCCTTCCAGAAGTCGAAAGGATTGATTGGTTCTTCATCCTCAAACTCCGGTTGCATTGCTTCGTTGATCTTGTCAAAGATCTTCTTCCCATACTTGTACAGGAAAACCTTACCTTCATTCTGTGGGTTAGCAGGATCGCTAACGACCAGAATGTTTGAGATGTAGGACAGTCGTCGCTTACGCTGACGAGCAATATCCTTGTCACTCTCAAGACCACTGTTCCAGAGTTCGGAGTTCATCTCCGAGACTGGATCCTTGTCGCCGATAGTGGTTCGAGAGTTCTCGATGTACCAACCACCGGGGCCTTGGAAACCGTGAGTGAACAGACGCGCCCACGGAATGTCTTCTCCGTCCACTGGGGGAAGGAAACGAACAACGGCAAACCCGTTGCTAGACTTGTCCAGTTCGGGACGCCAGAAACGATCGTCCTTGTAACTCTCTGACTTCTTGTTAATCTTGTCCGCTGCGGCAGTCAGTGCGCCGATGTCGCGGGACTTCTTCTTAAGATCGCTAAAACCCATGATGATTCTCCTGTATTTGGTGTGTGCGATATGTACGTTGTGTACGACTTATTACTCTATATAGTATAGACT